CAACGTCTAGATAATTGCTGGTCAACAGGCTGACAATTGTGGGCAGATTACCTGTGATTGGATCCACAGTACCTGTGGGGCTCCAACGAGCATCTGCAAACAACACACCATTTTCAGTGGTTTGGTCAGTGTTGTCAATCAGGACCCATTGATCCACACCTTCAACATTTTGCCAACGTTTGATCACAGGATAAATTTCAAGATCACTTGTGTCAATCCAGAGATCACCATACACCAACGCAGTGGCATCACTTTGTGTGGTGGGTGCTGTGGCAGCAATTTGTGGGCCGGCTGGATCAGTTAGAGAAAGATTGTCGCCACGAACATCATTGGTTTCGTTTTGGTATCCAACCCATCCTGTTCCACTCTGAATCATGATATCAACTTGGCTGGTGGTAGAATAATACCAGTAACGGCCATCCGCTGGATCTTGATCCGGGGCAGTTGGGCTGGCAGTGTAATCCAGTGCTTCCCATGCACTAAGCAACAGAGTAACTTCGTTGTTTGTGACAGCACTGCGGCAACCAGTGGTGGAAGTGGTAAAACCAGCGCCACTTAAGGCAGTACCAGCGCCCACATCGTCCAGTACAATTACGCCGCCGATACTTTGTGTAAACACAATGGCACCGGTTGAATCTACTGCTGCGCTAACACCCGGAACTCCGGCAGAACTTACCGCAGTGATAAATGCAGCGGCAGTGGTTCCTCCAATGGTAGCAGTCACAGCGGTAGTCAAACTGGTTGAGTTTGCCACAGATGTTTGAATAGTAAATTGATTGCCACTTGTAAATGACGGTGTGGATGTGCTGCCTGTTATTACTGTGGCTCCTTGAGACGCTCGCTCAAATACCTGCAGAGTATAGGTGTTGTTGTAGGGATATGCTACAACTCCACTGAGTTCTGGGGCAACATTATATTGTGTATATGTTGTGCCAACAGGAATATTTTTGCCGCCGCCTGTGGGGTCCAGAGTTGCATTGGCACTCTGATCATTGGCATATACAGCGGCAGATTGTTGTACAAATGCACCTAGTGCAGTACTGTATTTTTTCACAACCATTGAGGTTCCAAGATTGCTGCTGGTAATCTTGTTCCAGACGCTGCCTGTGGGTCTAGGTTGGTCGTCTGTGGTTCTCCAGCGTGGCACCGTGAAGTTGGCACTTTGTTGCAGGGTAGGAGCATAATTGGCAACGTTGGCAGTAATGCCCAGAGTGGTCAACAAACCTGCGGTTGATCCAACTGAGTCGACTACAATAATGCCATCATCGGCTGTGGAATTGTCTGCTGTGGCACTAGAATCAGCAAACAGGCACAGTTTGCTGTCAATCACAGCTGAGTAAACACCAAGTATAGCTGCGGTATTGATAGCTGCACTGAGACCAAAAACATCGTTGTTGGGAGCTATAGGAACTGCAATAGGTGATGATCCATTGATAACAATGGTATCACCAGCTGTTAGATCAACAGTTATGGTATTGGCACCTGTCAAGGTTGGCCAACTTAATTTCCAATCATCGGATCCAACCAGGACCCAGCGATTGTACAAGTCCGACAATGTAGTGGCAGTGGTATTTGCAAGTGATGCTGTGCCATTTTTGTAGTACACTGGATTGGCTGTGTTGGTTGCAACCACAGCGTAATCGCCGATGCTGCCGTAATCTTGGGACGGAACTCCACTAGTAAGATCCGCAGTATCAGTGATAACCAACGGCACTTGATTGCTGAACGCACCAGTGGTCAGGTTCCACTCAAATGCGCCCCAGATGGTGTTGGCAGTGTCTAACCAGAATGTACCATCATTGGGTTCGCCTGTGGGGCGAACTAGACTGGCGGTAAGCTCAGAAAGATCAATGTCCACACGTTGAACATACGCACGATTGGTGATACCCAAGGCAGAGTAAGCAGCCAACAAACCATATTCGTTGAGCTCGTAACCATTGATTGGTGTACCTGCTGTGGTTTTGTAGAAAAACGGATTGCCAAATGTAGCTGATAGATCACGTTGGCTAGTGACCAAATAAACTTTATTTGCGTTGGCAGCTAATGTGCCAGCTGCAACACCCACGCCAGAACCTGAAACTTTGTTTTGCGCCGTGGCGATCAACATGTAAGGTACTGAGTTTGTGGCTGCAGGAATGTAATTTGTTTCGTCAATTACAGTGACTTGAACTCCGGGTGATACTAGTGCCATTTTGGCTCCTTTAAAAACTTATGTAGATATTTATCGGATGATGACAAAACCAGTGGTGTTGCGTTGCCCTTTGCAAAGGTTTGCATGATAAATACACCATGAGACCCGTGTGTTCTACTTGTAATCAACGTTTTGTGGCTGTGAACTACACCCGCGACGATGTTGTACACTATCGAACCAAATGCGACTACTGCATCAGAAAAAACAAAAAAATCAAAACTCCAAAGCCTCGATGGCAACTAGACGGATACAAGAAAAAACCCACATGCGATCGCTGCGGGTTCAAGGCTAGATATAGTTCTCAGTTGATGGTTTATCATCTAGATGGAAACCTAAATCATAGTGATTTACGGAATTTGCGCACTGTTTGTTTGAACTGTGTGGAGGAAGTAAAACGGCTTGATATACCTTGGGTTCCCAATCAGCTTCAGGCTGATCGTTGAGTTACCAGCTGTTGCACCTGCTCATACAAGTGATCTAGACTGGAATTATTGTCCAGCACAGCATCAAACTTGGTGCCTGCCCAGGCATATTCGCTGGCATGAATTTTACTACGTTCCAGTTTGCCTTTGCTGATACTCCAGCTAGAGTTGCCGTCGGGGCCGCGATTTACGCTTACTGCTGCATCATACCACACAGGTTCTGGTCCACGTGTGACTCGCACCACAATGCCGCCCGCTGCTTTGATTGACTTGATTTCGTTAGGAAAGCGGCAATCACTGATCACAATATCGTCTGTGGAGTTACGCAGTTTGTTTTCCAAGCTGGCAATCCAGATATCGTCGTGAAACCTTTGACGGCAAACTTCTGTGCCCCAGTATTGCAGCACCCAACGTGGAGTTAGTTTGGGCAGTTTTAAACGTTCTGCCCACCAAGGATCAATTTGATCCCGCCATTCACGGGCTTGTTTGGTACGGCCTTCCAGCAGTTCTCTGTTCCATCCAAACACATGACTCACAGCGTCTTTGAGTGTGTTGGCAAAACTTTCTCTACGGAATTGATGTATGTTAACAAGATAATCTGCGATAGTGTCTTTACCGCTGCCTATGAATCCCACAACTCCTATGATCATTTTAGTTCCTTTACGTCAAGATGTTTTAGTGTGGTTTGTAGCATGCCAATTTGACGTCTACAATCCTCGAGTGCATGATGGCTAGTGACCGGTATAGGCTGGTCAGGCCACAAACTAAACACTGTTCTTGAGTCTCTTACCTGAAAATATTTCCAGGGCAAAGGCTTGCAATAACTCTTGTAGGCATGCTCAAGAATGTTCATGTCATATGTGGGACCTTGACTCCAGATCAGTTTTGAGTGCCAGATCATTTTGGCCAATTCGTCTAGTGCCTGATCCAGGGGAATACGGTCTTGTTCGTTGAACGCTTCTTCGCGGGCATGGTCGGGTTGAGTAGCCCACCATGCAATTGTGCCGTTATCGATAGCACGATTTTCCTGACTTTCTAAAGTGACTCTAGCATAGTAATGTTTGTCGTACCAGCCCGTGCCAAACGGATCAAACGTTTGAGCAGCAATAGTCAAAATAGTTGTGTCCGGCCCTGTTGCCAGACCTTCGAGGTCAATCATAAGGTGCATTTAATGATTGTAACAGAACTGCAATAGTTTGTCGAGTAGTGTTTAGCCGATAACGAAGGTTAATGGTTGAGAAGCATCCACATACAGTTTGAGCTCTTCGATGCACTTGTCCATTTGTGCCTGTGCTTCAGCCTTCATTGCTGCACCGTTGAGAGTGCCGCCGCCTTGTGGTCCGGCAATACTTCCAAACTTTTCACGGGCTTCACCAATGATCATTTTGCTGGCCGCAACCATGTAGTCCTTGATCCATTGTTGTATCTGGAAGTCGCCCAACAACTGGATTTCGGGTTTGAGATTGTAGGTCCACAACAGTTCTTCTTCGCCGTAGCCGGTTGGGCTGCGGATAAGTTGTAGTTTTTTGGTGACCGGATTCCAGGTGTAGTTTATAAAACCGCCAAACATTCTAGCTGCCAATTCCACATACTGGGTATAGAAATCATAGGTGGCCAAGCCGCCTGATTGGTTGAAGTTGATCAAGTACACATTCATCTGTGCCTGACTAAACGGATCAAAATTGGAACCTGTTGGTCCCGAGGCAATGCCAAAACTACGTCGGAAAATCTGTCTAACACTCTGCACTTCTTGTGGCAAGGTGTAGATGTTTTGCTGATTTACCAACTGCATAAAGCTGTAGCTTTCTTCATAGGCATTGTTGGCCCGTTGGCGGTAGGTGCCAACAGTTCGTTGATACGCTGCTTCTAGGTGAGCAGGATCAAGTTCAAGGTCAATGATTTGATGGCCCAGTTGTAGGCGTACATACTCAAAGAGATTGGTTTTTAGCGTGATTAAATCAATAGATTGTTGTTCGACCATTAGGGGCTCCGTGCCCTATATTTAGTCTTTTACCACGCCTTCAGTATAACCAGGTTCTCAGTTCCACGACCGTTGAACTGTGTCTCTGTGGTGGTTAGATCTTTGTAGATCTTTCTAGCAGCCGGTTTGCCTGCAGCCTGCATGGCTTTCACAACGTCAGCTGGTTTGCGCACAGTTTTCTGCACACTTTCTGCTGTGCTGAAACCAATGATGCTGTTGCTCTTGACTGTGAATGTGCCCACGTGCGAGTCTGCTACCACATGGATCAGTTTGCGCTTTTTACTGTCATACAACCAGGCTTCGCTCTTGTCCACTAGGTTTGCGGGTGCAAGCCCTTTGATTTTAAGGTCCACAATTTCGGCCTGAAACTTGAACTTGGCTGCACGTTTTTCTGGGCTGATGGCCTTGGCCTTGCGTGGCTTGCGGTCAACCTTCTTGATCTGCACGTATGCACCGCAGTCATTGATCACTGCTTCGCAAAACTTCACAATGCCGCGCATTTGAATCTTGGTAAAGTTGCTGTAGCCTTCTGCCAGTTGAGCATCCTTGCCGCCAATCACAGTTTCAAATTCTACAAGTTTGCGTTTCCAGCCCACAGCAATTTCGTTCACCATTTGCGGTGCTACATTCTTGCCACGGATAATGGTGATGGGCTTGATGTCTGCGCTCATCTTGGCACCGGACACCACAAAGTCGTCAAACAAGCCTTCTAGCTCGCCTGCACACTCTGTGAGTTTTTCTCGCAGTCGATCCTGAATAGTTTGGCGAGCCGGGGCTGTGTCTGTTTTTTCTACTTCTGCTTGTTGAGTGGTGCCCAGGGTTTCTGCCAACATATTGTCCAGTTGAATCTGTTCTGCTTCGGTTAGAGCCAGGCCCACCTGGCTCATGCGACACATCCAGCCTGTGGTTAGTCTCAGTGCAGAATCCGGAACACCGCGAAGCAGTCGTACATCGTTCTTGCGGCCATGCGTTTCCAGATAGCTCACTACCATGTCTCTGGCATCCTTTTTGCCATAAAAGTAATTGTACCAACTAAAAGC